TGCTCTTCCGATCTCATGCACATTTACTGCATCTGATGCCTGTGGATAACGCAATGAAAAATCTCCAGATGTTTGTGCCATAATATTTCATTATACCATATTTGATTTAACAACTTGACAACATTAAGTAAAAACTGTTATAATTGTATATAGACACCTACCAAGGTGTTATTGTTTTCTAAGGAGGAAACTATGATTAAATTTATCGAAAGAAACAAAGAGATCATTAGCACACTCAGTATCGTGGCATTATTTGCTGTATTTTCTAACAGTGCTAATGCTGCAACAATTAATAACCATTTGAGTCCCGAACAGGCTCATATCTCGCAAACCACCTCGCAAGAGGTTTTTTTGGTTTCTAAGGAAGAAAAATTAAAGAGTTTTGAAAATAAAGGAACTCTTACCGATTTAGAACTAAAGGAACTACTTTACCTTGTTGGATTTAAAGGATCAAACCTTATTGAGGCTTGGGCAGTAGCAAAGAAAGAATCTAATGGTCAGCCAATTAGATTTAATGGAAACTCTAAGACTGGGGATAGTTCTTATGGTATGTTTCAAATCAATATGATTAATGATTTAGGTCCTGAGCGTCGTGATAAGTTTGAACTTGTTACAAACTCTGACTTATTAAATCCCGTTATTAATGCACAGATTGCATTTTATATGTCAGACGGTGGAAAAGATTGGTCTTCTTGGCATGGACTAACTCCACGTACCAAGTACTGGATGACTCAATTCCCTAAATAAATTACAATAACTAAAAGCACCTATGGGGTCAAACCTATGGGTGCTTTTTAGTTTCTCAATATTAAATTAATTGCTACTCTAGGTGCTACTAAAGTCTCAACCTCATGGGTAAGGTTTTTAGGTATAAACACAAAATCTCCTTCTACAAGATGATATTTATTTTCTAGGTTATCTCCAGTACGCCAAATCATTTCACCTTTAACTACCCACTGAAATTGATCTACATGATCGCTGTGTTTTTTTCCAACAACCCCACGATTTTTCATAAGAGAAACTAAAGCAAAGTTGCCATCATAAACATCTGAAGAGTATTCAGAAAGACCCCATTTAGTTACCTGATCAAGTTCTGGAATTATGGACATATATTTGTCATTTTGATCATAAAGTTGAAAAGCCATTCTTGACCAAAATCTACATTTTAGTCTCATGTCAGAGGACTCGCCTTCAACAAAATCATTTAAAAGGTATGATCTTTCTGGAAACTTTTCCAAGTCTTCATCAACATATTGAGAGACCATTGACATAATTGTATCTAAAGATGGAAGATCTGTAAAAACATTTTTAAAAATATGAATTCTATTTTCTTTACGTGCTTGATCTACCAATGACATGTCAACTTTATTGATTTTTGATTGTAAACTATTTATTTTTATAGAACTATTTTTATATTCTTCCCAAGCAGACATTTTATTATTTGTCATTTTAGCCAACTTACAACAGAATACCTTGTCCCATCAGTAACTTCTGAAACTGAATGATTGTATACATATGTAGATGGAAAAACAAGCATTTCATTTGCCTTTGGTTTATAGGAAATGTTAAACCTTGGAAAGTTAATTTCTCCACCAGTATAATCATCATTGATATAATAAATGCTAGAAACTCTTCTAAGGTATTGTGGATGATCATCTATATGGTTTGTGAATTTTTGCCCTTTGCCATATTTTAAAACTTGGTAAGAGTCGTGATCTGGAAACACTACTCCAAAAGATGTCATATAATCTTGTTCTGCTTTAAATATACTATCATAAAAAATATTTGACAAATTTTTTCTAAAAGCATCTTGGAAATCAGAGAAGTCTTCGACTATTACATTAACAAATGGTATTGATATTGAATATGTGTCTCTAATATCCTTATTTAAACCACCATTTATTTCGGCAGATATCCATGATAGCCTAGATGAAAGTATTCCGTCCTCTATATCGCTTGCTAGTGTTTCAGATTCTTCAATAACATCTGAATACAACACCATTCCTGGTGCTATTTCAATTTTTTTCATACTACCATTTTCCAATTGGACAAGATGCTTTTTCAAGTTTTGATTTAACCTTCATAAAACATCCACATTTTTTACATTGAGTTGTTAATTTTATAAGTTCTGGACATGCTTTACAAAGTTCAAACCTTCTCTTTGACTCTTCTTCACTGGCCCATTCTACATTTGGATTTACGATGTCCCATGGTCTTGTTTCACCTAAATTTTGTTTATACTTTTCCCAAGGAGAAAGGTTTTCTTCCATTTTATTCTGGTGCCTTAAACTCTGTGCCGTTCCAAACTGAAAAATCAGGAACGATCTCATCATTATCAACAATTACAACTGTAGGATTAGATGCTAATCCAGCACGAAGTTGAGGACCTTTAGCGTATTGTGCATCATCAATATCTAATACCCAAAATGATTCATTATTTGCTAAAAATACAAATCTTTGTTTTGCCATTTTTTCTCCTTTATTTTAAGTATATCATATTCAATAAATAATATTTTTGTTAAAATTAATCAGAACGACCTGGGTAGAACGGTGAGAATCCAAACACAGTAAATCCTGGTGTGACTGCTGGTGTAACTGTACCACCACCTGGGTAGAACGGTGAGAATCCAAACACAGTAAATGCTGGTGTGACTGCTGGAGTGACGGCTGGTGTAACGGCTGGGGTGACTGCTGGGGTTACTCCACAATCACAGTTGCTACTTATAACAACATCATTACAATTTGCTGGTGTTCTACCCATAAGAACTGTTCCAGTACATCCTTCTTCACAATCTACAATATATGTGCGAAGAACTGGGCAAGGATCTGCTGGTGTAACTGCTGGTGTAACTGTTGCAGGTGTAACTGCAGGCGTAACTGCTGCAGGTGTAACTGCTGGTGTGACGGCAGGTGTTACAGATTGTGATACACATGATATAAATGTAATAGAAACTGCAGGACCACTAAAATCTGCATTGTTATAACAGACATTTCCGTAGGCCTCATCTCCTGGGCAACTTTCATTTCCATAAACTTCATTTCTACAATAAGGGCCTGCTGGTGTAACCGCAGGAGTTACAGGGGTTACCGCAGGAGTTACAGGAGTTACCGCAGGAGTTACGGCTGGTGTTACTGGAGGACATGTTGGAATTGCAGGGAATGCAGGATATCCAGAAGTTGAACAAGCAATAGCATAGGAATTACACTGAGACGTTGAAACATCTGTTGCAGATGTATACTGATTTTGTTCATCAGTTGCATTTAATGAGCAGTACCATGTTGACTCAACACAACTTCCCCACTCTGTACGGTTACCGCAGCCATCTGGATAAATTGCAGTTCTAAAATATCTGTATCCTGAAGGACATGCTGCACCTGATCCAGGAATATTTGGAGATGTGTCATAACCACTAGCAGGAATGTATCTTACAACAGTATCACAGCCTCCAGGAGTTACTGGGGTAACTGGGGTTACAGGTGTTACAGGGGTAACTGGGGTTACAGGGGTAACTGGTGTCACTGCAGGAGTGACTCCATTCCAAGGTACTCCATCACTATTACAGCATCTTGTTGGATCAAAACCACATGGTTCTGAATAACTTCCCGCTGTATCTCCTGCTGGTGGGCAAACTAGTGGAGTTACTGGAGTAACAGGTGTGACTGGTGTAACTGGGGTTACAGGGGTAACTGGAGTTACGGGGGTAACTGGGGTTACAGGGGTAACTGGTGTTACAGGTGTAACTGGGGTTACAGGGGTGACTCCAACATATGTGTAATATCTTATGCTGATTATAGTTTCATAATTAACCAGCGTACCTGCTTGAACTGATTGTGATTCAACTTTATTATCTAGATTTTGATCTGATGTAGAAACTGGAGTACTTATAACAGCATAATTAAGATGAGATGATAAAAATGCACTTAAAGCATTTGATGATGTCATTCCAATTACATTTGGTACTAAAACCATACCTTTTGAAGATGCCCAGAATCCAAAGTTTAGCATCTTTTGCCTACGCCGTTAAATCGCCTATTAAAAGCCAAGTATTTGTATCAATTTTTACCAATATTGCACCAGAGTATTGTGCTGCAATCTTTTTATTCATAAACTTGCTATTAATTGTTACTCCGTTTGCTCCTTGAAAAATAACATTGCCAGAACCATTGCGAACAATCTCAACTTTTTGACCCTTAATAAATGGAACAGAACTATTTAGTGGAACTGTAATTGTTACATCAGAAGATGAGTCAACATTTAATGTTTTCCCAGCATCTGTTTTTGCAATTGTATAATTAGATAGAGTTGTCACTAAATCTGTAGCATCTCCATAATAACGCCATTCGCCATTATGATAATACTGAATCTGGTTAATTACATCACCATTATTATTTTGTCTTACAAAACAAACTACTCCATTGCTTGGAGAAGTAATTGCTGCATCTCTTGCAGTAAGGTTTTGAAAATTATTAACTCCAGCCTTTGCATTTGCAACGGTATCAAAAGTTACTACAGAACCAAATCTTTGATCTGCTGTCCATGTATATTGAGCATTAGTATTAACTGCTCCGCCCAAAGCATACCAAGTCTGATTTGATGCATTATAGATATATGCTACTTTTCCATCTGAATTAATTGTTGCCATCTGATGTGATCCCCAATGCTCTTAATTCTGCTTCTGTGATTCCAGTTGATGCAACTAATTTTGCAATTCCAATTTCACGAAGTTGTTGCTCTGTAGTTTTTTCTTTAGCCATTATGCACCAATCTCTCTCCATGCAGAACCTGACCATACATACATTTTAAGCGGTGTAGTATCTGAATCTACCCATAGAGCACCAGTTGTTGGATTTGAAGGTTGTGATGGTTGATATGATGCTATAGCATATTGAATATTTGTTGTAACTGCAGTTGTTGAATCAACCCAAATATATCCATTATCAATACCAGTTGGCATTGATGCTAATACAGCAGATCCAAGTCCATCTGCCTCAATATTATCAATTCTTGTATCTAATGCTTTTATGTGTCCAACTACTGAGTTTGGAACTATGTCTGCTTCTGTAGATACCGTGGCAGATGTGCCATAATGATACAACTTAAACGCTGCTTGAATATCCGCTGCCTCATCAAGACCTGGGATTTTTGTGGGATAAACTGATCCAATATTTTCAGAAGCCATACCTTAGATTATACCACAGTAATGAATAAATGTACTGTTTGTACTCCAGTTAAACTTGACCAAGAACTATTAGAATATTTTACTGCTTTTACTGTCAGTGGCAGAGCAAGATTGTCTCCATCTGTAATAATTTCACCAACACTAATTGATGAAGATACTGGATTTTGATTTAAAATACTATATTGAATATTAAAATTTGCTGCAGTAATAGATCCAATAATTTCTGCTGGAACGATATTAATTAGTGGTACATTTATCTGTCTTACTCCACTTGAATTAAATGTTCCAGTATTATTTAGGCTATAAGTGTTTGGAATTAATTTAAATAGTTTTACCCATTCATTAGTTCCAGCATTATTTATATATTGATAGTAAGCAAGATAGTCTTCATGGGATCTAAGATTGTTTATACATAGGTCAAAAACTTTTGGTGTTTGTCCAATTGCAGTTTCGTTTGGATCTCCATTACAAATAAAAATTTGACTTCCACGATCACCTTGTGGACCAAAATCAACTTCAAGATTTACAGTTGCTGGACCGCCTAAAACTGTTATTTCATCATTAGACAATAAAACATCAGGCATTAGGATGTTGCTCCAGTAATGTGATCTGTAACATTTAATGTTCCAGTCAACAATGTATGAACATAGTTGTATGGTGTTGCATTCTTTGTAATTTCAACATCGTAGACATAGGTTGTAGAAGAACTCATAGTAGTTGAATCTCCTGGACGAATTGTACAAGTAATATAGTTTCCAACATTGCCACTTGTAATAACTGCAAGTGCTTCAATTTTTGAAGAAACTCCAGCAGATCCACGAGCAGTTGAAATAGTAAACTTAGGGTTTGTGTATTGTGTCAAATCAAATGTTGCACCATTAGAATCTTTAGGGTAAATACGAAATTCGTAAGTATCACCCTTATAGTATGAAATATTATATGTACCTGGAAATGCCATAGTTTTATTATACCACGCTGACGTATATAGATTTCATTATTGCTGACGCATCATAGTCTGTTCTAATTTGTGGGTATGCACCGTTACCCCACATTTTTTGATCTTCAATAAATATTTGCTGAGTAACAGAAATTGGATATGTATGTTGATACTTAAGAGATGCAACAAACTGAGATATCTCTCTATTAGAGTTTGCAAAAAATGTTCTAATCCAAACCTCAGTATTAGTTGTATAGGTTGTCAACTCAAAGTTATATGTAATGAATACTTGAGCACCTTCTTTAAGTCCTTTAAAGTTTAACATTCTTGCATGGTTATTCCATAGACTTACTGTGTCTTTTGGTAAATAGGTTTCATTTTGAGATCCCTCGGAATCTATGTAAACTGTAACCCATCCATCATCACCTTGAGTTACTCCAAGTCTATGCATATTTGTTAAATTATTAAAATATGCTGCCCA